TCAGGTAGACCAAATCTTTGAAATGGCAGCAAGTTGTGTAAAAACAATTGCTGATGCGAATCAAGTTTATGATTGTTCTGATTCTACTAAAGAAGAACTTCTTGAATTCTTTGACCAACTGAGCACAAAACAGTTCATGATGGTTCAAGAATTTTTTGAGACCATGCCTAAATTATCTCATACTATTAAGGTAACAAATCCTAATACAGGAGTTGAAAACGAGATTGTTCTTGAGGGTCTTGCGAGTTTTTTCGCATAGCACTCCTTCATACCAATCTTCGTTCTTATTATGAAGGTAATTTTTCTCTCATGCATCACCATAAATGGAACATCGAACATATCGATAATTTGATGCCTTGGGAGAAAGAAATCTATGTAAACATGTTGATTCAATTCCTAAAAGAAGAAGAACGTCGCATGAAGGAGCAGCAGGCATCAGGTGGCTAAAATTACTCCCTATAAGTTTGTAAACCCAGGACTTAGTGCTAAATCTAGTCCAGCGGTAAAAGCAGCTAATCAAACAACACTCGCTGTCAACAGACTTGGAGTAACTGTAGATAGTATTGCCAGATTGATTTCCGACCTCGGAACGACCTCTGCTCTAAAACTTAAATTAGATAAAGCACAAGAACAAGCACTTAGAAGAGAAGAAAGACTAAGAAAAGATGCAGCAGCAGAAGCTGCAGAAGAGAAAGTAGATAAGAAGCAGGTTAAAGACGACAAAAATAAAATACTAAAGGTTGGTAAAAAAATTGGCAAAGGTGCTTTTGGTTGGTTAGAAGCATTTTTAGGTCCTATTGGAAGTGCTTTACTGAATCTGGGTGCATTTGCACTGACCTCAGAGTTTTTAGAGTATCTTTCCGATGAAGAAAATCGTGACAAGATAACAACATTTTTAGAAAGAACTGAATTTGTTTTTAACAAACTAAAGGAAATTGCTGAGAACATTGGTTCTGCAATCGGTGAAGGTCTGGACTTTATTTTCGGTAAAGAGACTACCATTGAAGAACGCCTGAATGCTTTCGGCAAAATTGCCATGGCAATCGGTGGTATTGCTGGAATGATTGCCGCTGCTGGTGGTCTACGAGATTTATTAGATACTGGCGAAGACCTTCTTCCTGATTCATCACCTGATGGCAGAAGACCCCAAGGAGATAGTCCAGACAGACCTAAAAGACCTAAAAAACCTACACCAACCAATCCTTCTGGTGCTAACCCAGAATTTGAAGGTCCAAGAGGTAGACCTCCTGTAAGTGACATTGCCAATACCTATGGTGAGGCAGCAGCAAAACAATATAAAAAGATTCTTGCAGAATATGGTGATGATGCTGCAAGAGCATATTCTAATGCATTGCTTAACTCTGGTGGTGATGCATCGAAGGCACTTAAGGCATGGAAGAGACTTAAGTTAACACCTCTACCTAAACCAAGACCAAATGCTTTACAAAGACTTGGCGGATTTGTTCAAGGTGTTGCTCAAGGTGCTGTACAGCAAGGACGAAGATTTGGAAATTGGGCATATGATAAAAGTGGAAAATTAATTAAAAGTCTTCAAGGTCTTCCTGGATGGGCAGCAGAGCAATATGGCAAAATGTCTACTGCTGCAAGGAAAAAGTGGGACGATGTAAGTAAAGTTGGTAGTCTGATTGCCGAGAAAGGCAACAAGTGGGCATCTGCAGCAGGTAATAAGTTAAAGGCAGCAGGAAACTGGGTAGTTGATGGTGGTAAAAAAGCATTTAGCAATTTAGCATCTGGTGCTAAAAACTTCTTCCTAGAGAAGGTTATGACACCATTGAAGCCACTCATTGACCCCATTGCAAAGAAAGCAGCGCAGATTGGACAAGCACTGTTTGACATGTTGATGAAGATTCCTGGTGCTAAAAAAATTCTTGAGGTTTTAAAGAAGAAAGGCATCAATAGCATGGCGGATGTTGCCACTGCTGGTAGTAAGTTAGGTAAAAGAGCAGCAGCAGTTCTCCCTGTTATTGGTGGTATCGTCAACCTTGCATTTGCTTATGATAGAGCTGCAAATGGCGACTCTATCGGTGCATTGATTGAAGGTACATCGGGTATCTTGGATATTGCTGGTCTTGCTACAGCAGGTGCTGGTAGTGTTGCTTCCATGCTCCTTGACGGGTATATGTTTGCTCGTGATTTCATTCCTCAGTTACAACAGGGTGAAGAAGCAGTAGTTGATGCTGTTGGTGCAAGAGGATTGAAAAATTCCATTGATAATATCTTGAGTAAGTTGCCCAACATTGGTGAAATCATCAATATGTTTATGGGTAAATCTAATCAAACTACGGATGAACCTGATACTGCAGAATCTGAAATGGCAGTTGGTGGTGTTGTCAGACCTCAGGAAATGTTCCTTGGTGGCGTTGTTAAGAGCATTGGTAAAGCAGTTGGTAATGTTGTAAGTAATCCTATCGTACAAACTGCAGCATCGTTTATTCCTGGTGCAGCACCTGTTATGGCGGGCATTGGTGCTGCAACTGGATTGATGTCGGGTAATCCACTTGGAGCAATCACTCAAGGTTTAGGTATGATTCCTGGTATGGGTAGTATTGCATCTATTGCTGGTGATATTATGGGTGGTAATTATATGAATGCATTTAGTTCCGCAATTGGATTCAATCCATTAAGTATGGTGAATAATGTTGCAAACCAATATGGACTTGGTGGCATCATGAAAGCAGTGATGGGGCAGATGAGTTTTGCTGAAGGTGCTCAAGAGGCAGCAACTTCTATGGGAATTGACCCCAAACTTGTACGAGTTGCTGGTAGCGCAGCAGATGCTTTATCTACGGGAGGAATGTCCGAGCGTTATGTTTTGCAACAAGCAATCGAGTTCTTACCCGTACCAATCGTATTAACCAAATTACAGACAGTACCTCAAGCAGTTCCAATAAATAACTCTGCTAGCAATGTAATTCCAGGTGGTTCTTCTAGCTTAACTAAGAGAATGCAATAATGGCAGCAACTGTATCAAAAAGTAGCAAAATCAATTTTTACAAATTTGTGCAGGTCAAGGAACCTTCGAGTTCTGATGCAAAGAAACCTGGTGCTGCACAAGAAAGTAAGATAGCAAAGTCGCTTAATTCTAACACAAAAGCGATTAATAATCTAGGAGCGACGGTCAACTCTTTAGCCAAGGTATTGACAGACCTCAAAAAAGTCGCTATAATTGACCTTGAGAGGGAACAAAAGAAACAGAGCTCTTTTAAAGCTAAGTTTGCCAAAGAACAGGGAGAAAAAAAGAAGGCATTAACTAGTGGAATTTTAGGTGCAGGAAAAGTAAAAGGATTTTTAGAATCTATTCTTGGTGCTCTCGAAGGACTCTTTAAATTTTTTGTAGGTACTGAGGTACTTAAGTGGTTAGCTGACCCCAAAAATAAAGAGACTATCGAAACAGCAATTGATATTATTGGAAAGGTAGGAAAATTTATTTTTGATGTTGCTAGTTGGTCTATTACAACAACTATTGATGGTCTATACGACCTTCTAAAAGATGATGCCACATGGCAAGACCGATTACTTGGTTTTGGTAAAGCAATTGTTGGTATCGGTACTATTTTATTGGGAGTTAGATATCTTTCCAATCCAACTAAAATTATTAAAGACATTGTTGGAGGTGTCAGAGCATTAATTGGATTTGTTACTGGTAGAGGCGGTGGAGGTGGAAGGCGTCCAAGAACACGAAGAGGTGGAGCACTAAGAACTCTTCTTGGAGTTGGAGTAACAGCAGCTGCTGGTTATGGAGTTTATCAGTCTTTCCAAGAACCTGAGTATGCTCAAGGTGGAAAGGTAAAGAAAAAAGCATCAGGTGGCGGATGGATTAACGGACCTATGTCTGGATATCCAGTATCTTTGGATGGTGGCAAGAGCACATCATTCATTGGTCATGGTAGAGAGTATGTTGCACGCAAAGCAGGTGGCGGAGCATTTGTTGTTCCCTTTAACACTCCTGCTACTCAAAGAATGTCTGGTCTTACTGGACAAAGAATTGCCGAAGCAAAGAAAGGTGGATATAAACTTCCAGGATTTGCTTCTGGTGGATATTTAAACGAAGTAAAACAAAGAGACGGCACTACTGGTTCTAATGCCAATAAGAAAATCTTCTTGCACTGGAGTGCTGGAAGTCGTCATGGAGTAACTCCATATGGTGACTATGGTTATCAAACTTATATTGGAGCTAGTGGAAAACCTCACAGCGTGTCCAAGTATGGTTCTGATTGGCCATGGCATACTTACAACCAAAATGGTCCTAGTAATGCTGGTATCGGTGTAGCGGGTATGAGCACCGCCAGTGAAGGTGCTAGAAGTTGGGGTTCTGAAGCAATTACAAATACCCAATGGGAGGGTATGGCGAAAGAAGCAGCAGCACTTGCTACTAATTGGGGATGGAAACCAGGTGATATTACCGATAAGAGAGTACGTACTCACTACGAAGAATATAGAGACCATAGAGATTGGTATTACAAACCCTCACATTACCGTTGGGATTTAAAACAACTATTCCCGTCAGATGCACCTGGCACTGGACCAGATAAGATTAGGAAAAAAATTAAACGTCATATGAATGTATTCAAGGGTAAATCTACCCCAGAAGCAGGTACTCATGACGATAGTTCTTTACCTCAAGGTGGATGGCGTTGGATGACAGGACTTGCTGATGCAGTTACTGGGAATCGTTGGGACCTTGATAGAAGAGGAGCTAATGCTCCCAGTTCTCCTAGTTCTGGTGGTAGAGACGGTTCTACGGGAACTGATGAAACTCCCGCACAACAAAGTCATGCTGCTCATGGATATGGAAAACTCCTTGATTTAATTGGTAGTAGAGAATCCGATTCATCTGGTGGATATGATGCTGTCAACCAGATTGGCACTAAAGGGGGTCATGGTGTTGAGGGATATTCTGGTCCTTTCAGTAAAATGTCTCAGCATGGCGGTAAGAAACTTACCAGTCTTACTGTTGGTCAGGTTATGGAACTTCAGTCTGGTTGGGCAGGTTCAATGTCCAATGCAGAATGGATTAGGAAGGGTAAATTACATGCTGTAGGTAGATATCAATTTATTGGTCCTACTCTGAAGAGTCTTGTAGATGCAGGTGTTGAAGGTGTTAAGAAGTCCGACCCATTTAACGAGTCAACTCAAAATAAATTAGCAATCGGACTCATTAAAACTAGTGGTCTCAATACTGCTGCTAGACTTAAGGGAACTTGGATTGGTCTTACTCATGAAACTGATGCTGCAGTTATGGCAGCATTGAGGGGAGGAGGAGACACAACATCTGGTGGTCATGGTTCTACCAGTAGTGGAGGTTTTAGCAGTGCTGGTCCTGGTGGTCAACTTAACGGTGGTCCTACTGCAGAAGCAGCAAAACTAATGCCATTAAGTGATCTTTTAGGCACTCACTCTACTAGAGGTTCTGACTATAGAAGTTATACTGAACTTGGATATAAAGATTACTCGACGACTTCTTCTGCTTCTTTGGCACAAGCAACCGAGCAACGTAATAATGCTAGACAACAAATGGTTGGCAGTACAAATGAAGCAATGAGAACAGTTGTTGCTGCTGTTACTCAAAACAATGCAAGTGTGGGCCAAATGGTACAAACTGCTGTTCAACAAGTACAAGCAATGTCTCAACAAGGTCAAGCAACTCCTCCAATGATTGCTGGTGGTGATGGTGGTGGTAGTATAATTAAAACTACTGCTTCAATATTAAATTCTTTTAACAATCCACTCAAGGGTATCCTCAAATGACATTACAAAGATTTGAAACTGGTGAAGTATCTGTAAATATAAGCGTCTACCGTAATGGGCAAGTCGTTAAGAATGCTGAGGGTGCTACAGATTTATACGAATTTGTTAGAGCAGTTGAAGTATACGAAAGTGTTACTTCCGCTACTTTAGAAGCAAGGATTGTCTTTCAAGATAACGCAGGATTAATCGCATCATTTACTGGTTCTGAGTTATTTAAAATTCAAATCACTGGTAGTGTATATGATAATACCTACTACATGCGAGCATACAATATCGAGTCTCGTTCAAGAACTAATCAGAATAGTGATGTTTACATGATAAATCTGGCATCGGATGAATATATTAAGAATGAAGTATCAAACGTTTTTGGTAATACTGAAGTTATTTTTGACAATGACACATCTTCAAAAACCATTGTCACAAAATTAATTAAAAATTCCAAATATCTTGGTTCTAAAAAGAAAGTTTTTGTTGAGGATACTCTTAATACACATAAATTTATTTCTCCAAATTGGAGACCCTTTGATTGTATATACTGGATGTGCAATCGCTCTATCAGAGAAAAATCCCCAGGAAAGAACTTGCAAAGCGGATATGTTTTCTTTGAGAATAGTTTAGGTTATCACTTTAAGTCACTTGACAAACTTATTGAGAACATTAATTCTCAAGAACCAGATAAAGCAACAAACCCTACTGACGGAACAGCGCGTCTGTATAATTACACTTACACTCCTAAAAAAACAAGTGAAAATCAGGCAGAAGACCAGTTCAAAATTAATTCCGTTGTTTTTCCAGAAGAAAGAAATTTTTTGATGGGATTACGACATGGAACTTGGTCTGGATTTAGTATCGGATTTAATCCCGTTACAATTTCTGATTCTAAGATGGGTCAGAGTACAGATTTATCTGTAGACGCATACCGATATTCAATCAAAGAAATTTGGAATAAGATGGAGCACTTGAAAGGCAATAAGAAAACCAATCCAATTACAACAATGGATACGGGAATTCAAGCAATGATTGACTATCCGAAGAGAGTGCGCTATACTATTATGCCGAATCAAATTTTCGACCCTGAGAATAGTAATAGTCCTCAGAAAAATTATGAGCAACTTGTAGAACTTCAAGCATATCAATGGATGCGAATTGAATCCATTAAGAATGTAAAACTACAAATTGTTATCCCTGGTAATCTAGACCTTTATGCTGGATATGGAATTAACGTAACAATTCCATCAACTGCTAAGTCTGGAGAAACTACAAAGGTTGACAGAAAGTATAGCGGTCGCTATATTATTGCTGGACTAACTCATAAAATTGTAAACAACAATATGGAAACTGAGTTGTTATTACTAAAAGATTCGGTCCAATAAATAATACTGTAACAGGAGGTACTATGGACAGTATCGAACAACATATCGAGAAGGATAAAGATATCCTTCAAGACCCAACAATTTCTCCTCAGCAACGCAGACACATTGAGGGAGAATTGGAAGAATTAGAAGCATATCACGAAAGACATCCAGAAGACCATCACGACCCCAATGCTTTAGAATTGTATTGTGATGCTAATCCATCCGAACCAGAATGTTTAGTTTATGATGATTGATTGAATATGAATATTGAAGATTATCTACTTGGTCATTGGACGAATCGTTATCAAGCACAATCAAACCCAACCAGTTTTGCTTCCGTAGAAATTGTATGGAAGAAAGTTGATGATGGGTATGAGTCTATGAACTATAAAAGAGTGAATGGACCTGATGACCCGTATCGTCGTAAGAGGCACAAGATTCGGTACATCTCTGATACTGAAGCGATAATCGAAAACTACCATTTGGACTGGACAAGACACGAAGACTGTGATATAATTTTTACGTTCGATGGACAGGCATGGCACGGCAAGTTGCTTGGAAACGAATGCAGAGGTTACCGAGGAAATCGTGTAGTTTCTGAAGTCCATGCGTATGGAGACAAACTACATACTATGGACCAAGGTTACGATGAAGACAACAACCTCGTTTGGGGAAGTACAGAACTTTATCGTTTCACGCGGATGTAGTTCAGCGGTAGAACGCTATCCTTCCAAGTTAGATGTCGTCGGTTCGATTCCGATCATCCGCTCCAGGGCGATTAACTCAGCGGTAGAGTGCCTCGTTTACACCGAGTATGTCGGGGGTTCGATCCCCTCATCGCCCATTAAGTTTCTTTTCCGAATCCCAAAGACAATATAAAGAAACATTGTTTTGTCAAGATACGCTGATAAAATACAGTGTACTTTGAAAGGGGTCCATGTCCTACCAGTCGGTTCGTAATCAATTTCTTACTGCTGATGAATGGGATGAACTAAATGCGCTGCGTCAAGCAATTAATGAACGTCCTGCTTCTGTTCATCCAAACAAAATGGAAAAGTTTACCGAACTGCTGATTCGTTCCCAACATGGAACCATTTGGCGCGATGGCAACCCTATGTCCGAATAAATAAATGTAAAGTCTAAAAGTACATGAACACGATTGACGGAATTATTAATGAACCTACAGTAAATTTTGTCGGTAAAGACGGATTTTTTTGGTGGGTTGGTGAAGTAGAACAAGTTAATGACCCTATGGAACTAGGTCGAGTTCGAGTTCGTGTACTTGGATATTACACTAATGTCCGTGGTGGAACAGTAAACGACCTTCCCACCAAACAACTGCCATGGGCAACAGTTTTGCAGCATACTTCTCAGGCGGGTAATGATGGTCAGGGTGAATCTTCTGGTCAGTTACAACCTGGTGCTATTGTTATGGGATTCTTCATGGATGGAGAATCTGCACAGATGCCGATTGTTATTGGCGTCATGAGAGTAAATAAGGATGCAAAGACTAAAACTAAAAAACAGTTTGCATTTACTGGGGAAAATATGGAGCCTGGCATTGCTCCAAATCCTGCAGCATTGCCTCCTGGTGAAACAAATAGTATTGCACTTAAAGAAGGAACTACAGAATCTAATTTTGTTAGACCTGGTACACAAAATACCAGTGTTGCTACTCCAAACATGAAGACTGTTGGACCTGGTGGTGTAGGTTCTCCGTCTAATATCGGAACAATGCCAGGAGTTGCTGGTAGTAGTGGTAATCCTCAAAAACCTAAAAGTCCAAAGAAACCAATTCCAGCAGCAAATGGTGTTGGTGGTCCTTGGAAAACCCTTGAATATAAGTTAAGTTATCTGATTGAAGATATTGCAGACACTGCAGGCAATCTTGTCAAGGGTGAAAATGGAGACTTCTTGGATGTTGTTACTGGTAAGTTAGTAACAGCACAGTCTTTGACCAATAAACTTTCAAACTTCCTTAGTTCAGTATTTACACAGGTGGTTGCAGCAATTAGGCAATCGATGTCTAATCTTGCTGATGACTTATCTCTTGTAAATCTTCTTGGTGGTGCTACTGGCGTACCCTATGTCATCTTTACAGCAGTTCAGTCTGCTATTACAACTATTCTTTCGTCTTTGTGCGCTGTAGACGCACAGATTATTGGATATATCAATGACCCCATTGGTTCTATTCTTGGTATTCTCGAAGGTTTCTTAGATTCTGCCATCAGCAAAGCACAGATGGTTGTTCAGGGAGTACAAGCAGTCATTGACAGCATTGTATGTAAAGTTCAGGGTATCATTGATACTATGCTGAATGTTGTAGATACGGTATCTACAATTGTAAAGGGTGTTCAGCAAGCACAGGAAATCATTGAGGCATGGAAGTCTGCTAGCGGTGTATTTGAAGATGGTACTGATTTGATTAAAAAGGGTATCAGCAGCATCACTGGTATCATTCAGTTCTTCCTCAAGTTCTTTAGCAGCGGATGTAACAGAACACCTGATGGTGGTGCAGACACTGTTGGTTGGTTCCCTCTGTTTGGTGTTACTCACTGTACTGATGAAGAACTTGACGCTATCAATAGAATTAGAGGTTCTCAAAGAGGTAGTTGTGGAAACAATAGTGGCGGCGGTAGTTTAATTGATAATATTATCAACCAAGCAGACCCATATTTGACTGCAGCAAAAACTTTCATGGATGGTTCCTATGAAATGTTTGTTGGAACTCCTGGTCGTCAAATGACGATGAAGAAGACCGCAAGTGGAACAACAACAACTTCAGTTAACGTCAATAATGCCACATATTCTAAATATCAATTTTTAAAAAATCTGAGAGAAAAAAATCCAGATCTTAGTGAAGAAGAAATTGCAAAAAAAGCTGCTGCATATGAGAAGAAAAATACCAATGCAAAAGGAGACACTGGTAACTTAGTTGCAGACCACACATCATATGCTGGTAATGCTACTGTAGAAGTTCATGGCGACAAGTGTGAGCACATTGATGGTAGTAATCCCATCACTGTTGAGGGTGATTATCACTTGAAGATTACTGGTAACTGTCACATTGAAGTTGGTGGTGGTTTCTTCTTCTCCGCTGAAGGTGCTCCTAAAGTTGCTCCTAGCAAAGGACAGAAGAAGGGCAGTAAAGTTCAGAAACATACCATGCGATTTGGTTCGGACGTTGATGTTAACGTTGCTGGTGCAAAGTTTGCTCTTCAAAGTTCTGAGATTGAATTTGGTGCTCAGGCACATAAAATTGCTGGTGCTAGTTACGAAAACTCTTGTGCAAACCAGAGTTATGGTGGTGGCGAAATTATGATGTCTGCTAATAATGCACTGAACTTCCACTCAGTAACAGAAAACCATGTTGTTAATATGGTTAGTGGTTCTGTAATTTCTGCAAAATCGGGCATCTTTAATATGGTCAGGGGCTCTATTGATTCTGTTTTAGTTCCTGGTAGTGGTGGTTCTGATACTGTTCCAAGATATACCGTACAAAATCCATCTGGACCTGTATCTTACACTGCTGGTGCAACTGGTATGAACATTAGTGTCTTGACTGGTGCATATAATTTGAATGTTGCTGCTGGACTGTTTAGAATCGCTGCTAGTGCCGTTGGTACGATTGAAGCGAAGGGTGCTATCAATATAGATACTCAAGGAGTCATGAGACTCAGCGGCAAATCAATTTTCCTGAACTGACTTGACAGCACGGTCCTGCCGTGCTATACTATAGGAGTACCAAAGGTCTATCCTATGTCTGATACGTCGGTTGCTCAAATCTTTGTTAATTTTTCTAAGCGTAAAATTACGGTTATGGATGACGAAGGTTATGAGAAAGAAGTTCAATGGAAGTGGGACAAAGAAGGTTCTGAGGGGTTTGCTGAAACTGTAGATAGCATTCAATCTGCAGTTGACTCCGACCTTATTACCTATTGTTTTGCTGTAAAATGAATGAACCTATCCGAGTAACTGAAGCAGAAGCACAAGAGTATCTTGATTTTATGGTAGATATGTGCGAGCGCAATCGTTGCGTTTGGCGTATCGAAAGACCTGATGGAAAAGCAGTTATTCTTGCACCAGTACTTCAATCTGGACCTCCAATCAGTGAAGATGTGATTGGCCAAGTTGAAGAATTTCGTAAACAATTTATTGAGGCAATCGATGAAACTACTTGATGTAATTCTTGCTGGTGCATTATTTGGTGCAGCACATGGTTTAGCAGCAAATGCTGAACCTACCAAAGGTTATTACACCATGGATGCTATGGGGTGCATGATTCTTCGTGAATGTACGAAAGATGTAGAGGAAGTCTTCTCCATGTTGGATATTTCATCCAAGTATCCTAACACCGAAGAGTATACTGGTGTGTCTCTTGAGTTCAATAACATGCTCATGTCACTGAATCAAATTGGTGTCAAAGTATATCTTGCTGATGAGCGTTATTTCCCTAAGATGCATCGTGGTGTGTATCATACTGTGAGTAATAACTTCTTCCTCAACAAGAAATACATGGATGATCCTGCTACACTGATGATGGTAAT